CCCATCTGGCTTTTAATTATTCACGCACATTTAGGTTAAGGTTTATTGTTGGAGTAGGTATTATAATAGATGGACAACCTAAACTACTTCCAATGGTGATGGATCATAAAGGTAATTGGGATGGTAAACTATATTAAATGGCACAGCCACCTAAATATGGAGCTGTAGTTACATATACTAAAACTCGCAAAGGTACGAGTGTTGGGAGAAGGCCCATCACAGGTACAATGAATAAAAATAAACGCAGACAACTAGGAAAGAAACCATACTATCGTGGCCAGGGGAAAATATGACAGCTAAAGCAGATTGGAAAGAAGTAGTACAGGAATTGAAAGACCAAGTGAGGGTATTGAAAGACGAAAAAGCAGAATTACAATCAAGTGTTAAAGAAAAAGAGAGCTCCTTAAAAAGGACAACACAAAAACTTGAGAACGCAACAGAGGATTTAGATAAAGCTGTTGAGGAAATAGAAGAGCTCAAGAGAGAGAAGGATCCTGTTAAGGAAAAGGAATGAGATTTATAACCATCAACAACAGGGCCCATGCAAAATTAAAATTAATCTGGCATGACATCTTGGGTGATAGCACATTAGGAACAGACCACGAGTTTGAGAAAATGAAGTGTGCACGAATTATTACAGAATGTTACTTGTATGATATATTTGAAAGTGATGGATCAGAGTATGTAAGAACCTTTGCCTCCTATCAAATAGAGGAAGAGATGGGATATGGAGATCGGAATGTATATCCGATGGAAGTCTTTACTAAAGATAGCCAAAGAACAATCATTAATGCCCTTAAATTAATGAAGAGAAGGTCATCCTAGGTGTAAGTACCAAATAATAAAGAGGGCTCTGTGTGGCTCTTAAAATGTCTTTAAAGCCTATCATTAAAAACACCAGCACAAAAATGTCCAAAGACCATATAGCTCCTGTAAAAATGGCGATCTACCTTAACACCATTCTCATCTTTAACTATTCTGTGTTGTACTAGGCTGCTTTCGTATGGATCAGAGCAAGTATCTTTATCAACCATAACAGGATGATAGAATGCCTGGTCATTAAATTGTAAAAACAATATTATTACCCAGGTTTTCACATCACATCTATTAATTGTTTTATATGTTTATCTTTATCTACTATTTGATTGGATAGTTTTTTATTATCTTCTTCTAATTCAGTTACTCTTACTTGTAACTTACCATTTAATTTCTGGTGATCGTTATTAACTCCTTCTGCCTCTTGTCTTTTCTTTTTTTCTTCTCTCCACATCTCCAATAATTTATTATAATCTGCATTATCATTTGAAGGTAGCCCTGTAGTTTTATCGTATTTAATTCCCATCTTTGTTTTCGATTGGAGTTTTCATCAAAATTTTTTCAAATTTTTCTCGGTGTTTTTCTAACCAATATTCTTCATAAGGTTTTATTATAACTTCACTAGAAGAAGGAGGTGAGTGCTCCAGGTTTAATAGTTCTGGATCATTAGCTGAATAGAATTTCTGGTGTGGTTTTATTCCAGGCTCTTCAGAAGGCATAGTAATAACCACCACATCATGCTCTCCATCGAATGCTGTAATCAAATCTTTAACAAACTGTTTATCAAATCTACTTTTATATAAATTCAGTATTTACCTCCCTGTTATATTGGTAAATATTATTTACCACTTCCATTCAAAATTTCAATACCTCTTGGTTTTGCTGGATGTATCCTAATTAATCTATCTCTTTCTAATAACCGGAGCATTCGATGAACATTGCTGTGAACACAGCCCATGTGTTTTGCTATTTCTCTAACAGTAGGAGGTATTCTTTCTTTCCTATGATAGGATTTAATGTAATCAAATAGTCTTAATTGTTTTTTCGTTACCATTAGATTTGGCATTATTATCCTCCTTAAATTTATTGAGATCTTTTTGAACTCTATCTATTGTTGATTTATGAAGGCCAGGAAGTTCTCTCCCTAAACCTTCTAGTTTAATTTTTTCTGCTGAAATATAATCTTTAAGCATAGCCTTTTTTTCTTCCAGAGATTTATTTTCATCATTAATAATATCTCCTATCTTACCTCTATAATTATTAACATAAGTAATAGCAGTAGTATCTTTTTCCTTTTTATCTTGAGCTGCTTTGTTAATTACAGATTTATTATCAGTTACTATAGAGTTAGCATTACCATCATCATCCTGGGTAGCCAAGCCATATATTGCTAACAAAGAATATCTTTTAGCATAAGTAATAGCTGATCCTACTGCATGGCTATCATCATACCTGTTGCCTTTAACTGCAATGATATGTCTGCTCGTGATAGCTTGTTCACTACTCGTATGATAAACAGTAGTTCTAACAAACTGTGTGGAAAATACTTTGCCATCAACAACATCTTTTTCAAAATCTATTTGTTGAGAAAAGGCTAATCCAAATTTAGCTCCATAACTACAACACTCAATTACTTCATCGAGTGTAGCATAATTAGATTTAAAGTATGGATTAACACCATCTCTTTCAGCTTTAGTATTACTAGCTTGAAATTTATTTAAAGCAGCAATTAAATTGCTAGTGTTTGGTTTCATCTGATTGCTAGTGTTTGGTTTCGTCTGGTGGTTCTTCTGGTTCGTCATCATCATCTCCTATTTTGTTAATGTGAAAAGTAAATATTTGGTTCTGTATCTTGAGGCCCTCAATAGCAGCCAGGGCCATAAGTTCAATAAGCTCTTCAATAAATTCAACACCGACATCAACACCAAACTTTTCCAATATTCTATATCGTATTTTTTTAGCACTTTCTTGTTTGGCAAGTAAGTAAGCATTGATCTGAAATCTCTTTCTATCATCATGTTTCACTCTGCTTAACCGAAAACCTCCTGTATTTAAGTGGAGGCCCTTCAAGTTTTATTACTTTAGTTTTTACTCTCTCCATTGTGGTATGTCTAATTTCCACATCATTACATTTAACAACCTCATTCTCTCCCATTATTTCTTTCATTCTTTTTGATGAGATATTTTTAATTTCATCCGAGGCTTTAATTGCAGCATTGGCAGATTTATAATCATCCACTAATTTCTGGAGCTCATTGTTACCATCCATATTAACAGCATTCAATATACCATTGCCTATAATTAATCTGGATGCCTCTTTAGTATCTTCTGGTGGATACCAATAGTCTTTACCATTCATAATGCCATCAACCCTAAACCAAAAATCTGTTGCAGCATCTATTAATAGTTGTTGTATCTTTTTATCTGGATAAGAAACAAACCATTGTAGCTCCCAGCCCTTAACCAATCTGACTAAAAGGGAGAACTTACTTCCTGTTGTTAGCAACTGTGATTGTTGTTGGAAGTTTTGATATAAGGGCACAGGATCTATAGCAGCACCGGAGAAGTTTTTAATTTCTACGTTACCTTCTCCGGATAGTTTATGTGTTGCATTGTTATGATCCACTAAACTTATTTCTTTGCTAAATTTTATTTTAGCATCCAATGAACTGCCGATCTTCCCTCCCTTGACTTTAAAAAAGTATCCTTGATCCGGAACATTAATTTTAAATGTAGCTTTTTGTTGATCACAGATCTCTTTCAAGTCATGGGAGAAAAGATTAAGTATAGCTGGTTCTAAATATTTACCAGCTTTGACTTTAGGTAAGTTACTTATGTCATCAGTAACCTCCTCTCCTTTAAGCTCCTTGAGAGCTTTTTCCAAAACTTGGTTGCGAGTTTTGAAACCTTTGTAACCTTCTACTCGGACTAAATTTGGTAGTGTGCTAGATCCTAACTCATATCTTTTTAATGATGTATGAATTATATTTACAGGCATTAAATTAATCCTGGAAAATAGTAGTAGTAACACTTATCTGAAAGTGCACACAAAAATATTGTGAAGAAATAAATCATGGCAATACAAGCCAGGAAAACAAATCCTTCAAAAATGAATTGCAATATTTTCATTTAGATCTCCTTCTTGGTGTCTAATTGTTTATCTTGTGGTTCTACTTTAGACACATTCTGTCTATTATCTATGGGAACATTAGAAGAACACAGCTTTCCATCAACTACTGTTATCGGATAATCAAAAAAATAACTAACCGGAACATCTAATGCTAATGAAAGTTGTTTTATTTTAAAACCACTAACACCATTTAATCCCTTCTCATATTTTTGCACCTGTTGAAAAGTTACAAAAAGTTTTTCTGCAAGTTTTGTCTGACTTAATTTTTGGTCTTTTCTTTGCTTTACAATTCTTTGACCAACTTTTTTATTAAACTCACTTGCCTTTAGACCATTATTATGATCCATACGCACCTCCTATCATTGTTGGATTGTTATCAAAATGATCCAGGACTACATCGAATGTAAATTCTGGAGGTATGTTTGGATTTTGAAATATCCAACCATCTTCAATCATTCTAATAATTACATCATCAGAATTAAAACCTATCCTGGAGATGTATCTAAAAGTGGAAGTATCTGCTAACACACGCAGATCTCCCACCATTTTATCTGATGACTTTAGTTTGTTTTTTGTTAGCCAAGTTCTAAAGTTCATCTTTTATCAAGACCTAGCTTTATACATTTATCTAGTCTTTTCTTTTTTTCTTTTTCTGGTAATTGATCCCAATCTTCTGGAAATGTCATGCCAGGAACCTTCTCAAAAAACTTTTTCTGCCATTTATTAACTGACTTACTAGGTTTTTTGCCTGTTGGATTTTCTGTAATTTCAAACATCTTTGAAACTAAAGAAACAGTTTTCAGCATATCACTCACTACACACCTACTCTTTCTATGATGTTTTTAACTGTTGTAGGATACCAAGCTCCATCATTATAAGTTTTGATACCTCTATTATTTAAAGCAACAGAAATATCCTGGAATGTATTTAATCCAGCAGCTCTGATACTTTTAATAATTTCATTAATCTTATTTGCGAATTGATCTGCTTGTTGTTGTTTAACTTTGTTACCTTTAGCACCAGCTTGTGTAAGATTTGTTGGATTGCCTAATTGCACTCCATTCTTTTTAGCAATAGCCAGGGCAGCTTTAGTATTTTTTCTTAATGTATCTAAATACTGTTCAGCTACAGCAGCAAGTAATTGAATAGTAAATTTGTTAGCATCTGGTATATCGCAACAAACAAAATCAATCTTACTGTTTTGTAATTTAGCAACAAAGTATAAGTTACGAGCAAGTCTATCTAATCTTGCTATAACTAATGTTGCTTTTTCTTTTTTGCATAATGCCAGGGCCTTTAGTAGTTCCGGTCTATCACTTTTAGATCCACTTTCAGTTTCTTTAAAAGATGCAATCAATTCATTATTGCCAACATATCTTTTAACAACACTCTCTTGATCCTGGATACCATAACCATCTTTGCCTTGGTCTTGAGTTGATACTCTATAGTAAGCTACATAAACCATATTTCCTCCTATTATATTTCCTGTTGTTGGTCTTGTATTGTTCATGTGTATATAAATATATATTAAATATATGTATTGCAAGTAAATAATAATAAAAAAAGGAAATAAAATGGAACCTCAATTAACCCCTATTTATCTGAAGATTTCAACTAAATTGAAAGAAAATCTGAAAAAAGAGGCTCGGAAACATCGAGTATCTATGGCTAAATTCATCGCAGACGCAGTTGAATTGGTGCTAAATTCAAAACCACACTATCAATTTAAGGGAAATAAAAATGTCAGATCCGGTAGATCCAAAACATTATAATCAATTAGCAATACAGCCAAGAGATTATATAACTAAAAATAACCTTGGCTACAATGAAGGTAACATTGTGAAGTACGTTTCCAGGTGGAGGTTTAAGGGAGGTTTGGATGATTTAAAAAAAGCACAGAACTATATCAACTATTTAATCCTGTTGGAAGAAGAACAACCACAGAAGAAACCAAAAAGAAATAACTCAAAATTAAAACGTTCATCATTAAATATTCATTGGCCAACTAGATTTGGTGTTAGACCTAATTGGAACATTGATGTGATGTTAAAAGAATTTAAACCAGAGCAAGTAAGAGAAATAATAG